CGCGCCAGAGGTGTTCAAACTCTTTGACAAGAAAAATGAACGGGCGCATGAGCTTCGCATGGTTGAAGCCGAGATGGAGTTTGCCAAGATCCGTGGTGAGATCGCCATGCGGCAGGTCGAAGCTCAGATGACGATGGCCGAGATGGACACGATGGCCCAGGCGTTTAAGGAGCAGTCTGAGACCGCCAAGAATGCCGGGTGGTTTGTCTCCGCGATCTCAGCGCTGGTGCGTCCGATGGTCACTTACTCCTTCCTGGCCCTGTACGCCTCTGTGAAGGTTGCTGCCTTCCTGATCGCCATGGACCAAAACGGCAACTGGAAAGAAGTGCTGGTCACGATGTGGGGCGCAGACGATCTCGCCGTCTTCAACATGATCATCTCCTTCTGGTTTGTCGGACGGGTGTATGAGCGGTCCAGCAAGTGAGGCTGTAAATATTGCCGCTACTCTGTGTCGGCCCTTCGAAGGGCTGCGGCTGAAGCCGTACATATGCCCAGCGGGCTACCCCACGATTGGCTATGGAACCGTTTTCAAGCCAGACGGCACCAAGGTGACGATGGAGCACCCCGAGATCACCAAGGAGATTGCGGACGAGTGGTTGTTGTCTGAGCTACAAACAAACTATCTGGCGGGGGTTTTGAAGGCTTCGCCGAGCTTGATTGCTTACCCCAAAGCCCTTGGTGCTATGGCCGACTTTGCTTACAATCTTGGCGTGGCCCGGTATCGCGGCAGCACCCTGCGGCGTAAGATTGACGAGCAGGACTGGGAAGGTGCCAAGGAGCAGTTGGCCCTGTGGGTGCGCGGTGGAGGCAAAGTACTGCCCGGTCTGGTCAAGCGTAGAGCCGCAGAGGCGGCGCTGCTGGGGTAAACATGCCACTCAAAAAGCTACAACTCAAACCTGGGGTGAATCGTGAAAACACCCGCTACACCACCGAGGGCGGCTGGTATTCCTGCGACAAGGTACGGTTTCGTCAAGGAACGCCTGAGAAAATTGGCGGGTGGCAACAAACAATTAACAATCAATTTCTTGGCGTATGCCGCTCGTTGTGGTCTTGGTCTGCGTTGGATGGCAGTAAGTATGTTGGGCTTGGAACAAACCTAAAATACTACATCGCGCTCGCTGGCGGTGGTGCTTACAACGATGTCACGCCAATACGAACGACAGTCAATCCAATGCTGGGGCCAAACCCTCCGGGGACTGGCAACCCTTTTGCGGGCAACGGAACCACGACGGTTACGGTTACTGATGTAGCGCACGGCGGAATTACCAACGACTTTGTAACTTTTAGCGGAGCTACCGGGACTTACGCATCTACATTTAATGCCGAGTACCAGATCACAGTTTTAACGGCTAACACTTACACAATCACCACCAGTATTGCAATTGCTGCAGGTTCGTATGGTGGCGCAGCAGTGGTAGCTGCGTACCAAGTCAATGTGGGCGAAGAGCTTGAAATACCCACCACAGGATGGGGCGGTGGAAGTTGGGGCAGCGGTGGATGGGGGACATATAGTTCTGGTTTTGCTTCACTGCGCGTGTGGAACCACTACAACTTTGGTGAAGACCTGATCTACGGGCCTATCAACGGGCCGATGTACTACTGGGATGCGACAACTGGAACAGGTGTTCGCGGTGTTGCGCTGACATCTTTGTCAGGTGCTTCTGATGTCCCAACAGTTCAGCACTTGCTGATTGTTTCCGATGCTTCACGCTTTGTTCTGGCTTTTGGGTGCAACGACTACGGATCTGTTACTCAAGATCCAATGTTGATCCGGTGGTCAGACCAAGAAAGCGCGGTCAACTGGACGCCCGCAGCCACCAATCAAGCGGGTAGCCTTCGCCTGTCTCATGGCTCTTCAATCCAAGCAGTAGCACAAGTTCGGCAAGAATTTTTGGTTTGGACTGACACCGCTCTGTACTCAATGCAGTACCTCGGTCCCCCGGTAGTCTGGGGCTCTCAGATGCTGGCAGACAACATTTCTATAGTCAGTGATAGGGCCTGGGCAACGGCTGTGGGCGTGACGTACTGGATGGGCGACGAGAAGTTTTACGCCTACGATGGTAGGCTTCAAACGCTTGTATGTGATCTACGGCAGTACATCTTTTCTGACTTCAATTACAACCAACAACAGCAAGTGTTCTGCTCTACAAACGAGCAGTTTACGGAAGTTTGGTGGTTCTACTGCTCAGCGAACTCAACGACCATAGACCGGTACGCAATCTACAACTACGTAGAAAAAGTCTGGTACTACGGCACGATGGGGCGTACCGCTTGGATTGACACGAGCATTGCATCTAATGTCCCGCTGGCGACGGACTACAACGGTAGGCTTCTGTATCACGAGACCGGCGTAGACGACAACGCCACCACCACGACTCAGCCTATTGAGGCGTACATCACATCGTCAGAATTTGACATTGATGACGGGCACAATTTTTCGTTTATCTGGCGCGTGCTCCCGGATGCAAATTTTGTTGGATCAACGACAAACAATCCAACGATGTACTTGACGTTGTTGCCGCTGCAAAACTCTGGATCTGGATACAACAACCCAGAATCTGTGGCGGGAACCAACATAGGAACCGTGATCCGTTCTACTACCGTTCCTGTGGAAAAGTTTACACAGCAGGTAAACACCAGGGTGCGTGGGCGGCAGATGTCCATCAAAGCATCGTCTACCGCTATCGGTACGCAGTGGCAATTAGGTTCCCCGCGAATTGACATTCGTCCTGACGGGCGTAAATCGTGACTATCTGGGCAACCATCGTCAAGCGGTTCAAGGCTCCGGCGCTGCCCAAGCCGGAGCAAGACTACAACCGTGCGTACTTTGACGCCTTGGTCAACATCCTGCGCCTGTACTTCAACCAACTAGACAACCTGCTGGAGCAGATCGTGACTACAACAGGAAGTGCTGTTCCAATTTCCATAGGCGGGACCAACGTCGATGCGTTTGGGAGACTGCGTATAAGCGCTCCTTACACAATATTTGACTCTCAAAACCGCTACGCTATTGACAATCAATTTGACACGAGCACCGCCACTGGAGGCTCAACAACGTACCTACCCAATGAATCATCGGTGCGGATGGATGTCACTACTTCTAGTGGCTCGGAGGTTGTAAGGCAGACTTACAGGTGCATGCCGTACCAGCCGGGTAAGGGTTTGCTGCTGCTGGCTACGTTCGTGATGAACACCGCCAAGACCGGGCTCCGTCAGCGAGTTGGGTACTTTGGGACACAAAACGGTGTTTTTATTCAGCAGAGCGGTAGTACCGTCTCCTTCGTGCTGCGGTCTTACATCTCAGGATCTGTCAGCGATGCGCGGACGGTCAATCAAGCAGACTGGAACGGCGACAAACTTGATGGGACGGGGGCCTCTGGATACACCCTGGATCTGACCAAAGCACAAATTTTGTGGATGGACTTTGAGTGGCTTGGGGTTGGATCTGTTCGATGCGGGTTCATCATCGATGGCAACTACATCGTCTGCCACACGTTTGAGAATGCAAACGACATCACTTCTGTGTACATGACCACGGCCATTCTGCCGATTAGGTATGAGATTACAAACACCGCAGCAACCGCAAGCGCTTCGTCATTGAAGCAAATTTGCTCTTCGGTGGTTTCAGAAGGTGGCTACGAGCAGACATCTATTGAGCACGTTGCCCGCAGGACAACGACCAGAACTTCAATCAGCACAACATTTCTTCCCCTGGTGTCCATCCGGCTGGCTTCCACCGCGCTAAACGCAGTGGTGCTGCCCGTAAAATTTAACGTGATGCCGACCTCGACGGGGGATGACTTTGAAGTCATTCTGGCAAAGAACAGCACGGGGCTGACCTCGGCCTCTTGGGCTGCGGTTGCAAGCGATGCCAACGTGGAGCAGGACACTTCTGCCACGGCCATGACGCTGGGCACTATCGTAGATATCCAGTATGTAAAGTCCACCAATCAGTCCAGCGGGACAATTAACCAGCCTGCGGTGTACAACTGGGATCTTCAGTTGGGTTCTTCCTTGACTGGGACGAGTGACATCTATACGCTGGGCATCCGGGTGCTGTCTGGATCTTCCGGTGCGGCCATCGGGTCTTTGACCTTCTATGACTTGACGCAATGATCCGCCGCCTGCAAACCGAAGAAGAGTTGGACCCCTTCTACTCAGATGCTGATGCTGCGTCTGAGCAGGAGTTGATGCAGCTTGTTGGTGGTCAGCCGCCCGCTGCGGCTCCTGCTCCTGCTGCCCCTACGCCATTTAACCCTGTTGGGTTTGACTGGACAAAAGGTGTTCAGAACATTGGCGGCACCATCTATCAGCCGCAGTACGAATCTGTCCAGTTGGGGCATGGCGAAGATGAGAGGTGGGTGCAAGGCGCTCTACAAGGTGTGTTGCGTTACAAAGAGGGGCAAACTGCACCGGGCCAAACTTATGAAAACATTGATCCTGCGACAGGTCAGGTAATCAGCACGGGGCAGTTTAAGAAGCCGGGTAATTTTTTTGACCTACTTAAAACCGCCGCTGCAGATCTCGGGCCAATCCTCCAATTCACACCGCTTGCTCCGCTTGTTCAGGTTGTAAACGCAGTAAGCGCAATTGAGCAAGGCAATATTGCGGATGGCATAGGATCTCTTGCGGGGCTTGGCGGCTACACAGATATAGCCAATGCAGCACGTTTGGTGTCTGCTGCTGCTGCGGAAAACAAAGACCCACTTGCAATATTGTCAGCAGGCATGGACCTGACGGGCACTACAAATATTGGCGGGTTTACTATCAAAGATATTACGGCGGCAAACGCAGTCATTAAAGGGATTGAGGATAAAGATTATGGGCGAGCGCTAACAGGCGCTGCACAACTTACAGACAGCCCCAATATTGCATTGGCGGGGGCAGCAGTCGGCATGCTCGATGCTGCAAAGTCTGGCAATCCTGCGGACATGCTCAGGGCTGGGGAAGCATTGACCGGGGCAATTAACGCGCAAAGCCGCTACTACAGCACCACAGACACAGGCGACGAGACCGACCGGCTTATAGCGCGATATGGCACTGCTGATGACGCAGTTATCAAGCAGCTTGAGGCCATGTCTCCTACGACCCAGCTTCCATCTGCCACAACGCAAGATGTCGAAGAGGCAATCTACCAAGATGTACTGAGGCAAGCCCCGCCTGTTTATACATCTGAGCCGACCGAACGAGATGTAGAGCGGGCAATTTCAGAGGATGTACGCCGTGCTGACTTGGCAGATAGAGCGCTGACTGACCAAGTTCGGTCAATGTCCGTGCTTCAGATCGGTAACGATGAAGCCAATACGTTAGAAGAAGCTGCGGCCTTAGCTATAGAGCGCGGTTACGGAGCGTTTAAGTTTGGTGGTGGTGAGTACAACATTGGCGCTCCCGTAGCAACATCAGAAGATGTACGCCGCGCAAGTCTGCCTGACTACTCCTCATCAAGAACTGTAAACGTAGCAGGCGAAGCCGCCCGCGCCCGTGGGCAGAGTGAGTTTGTTTACAAAGGTCAGGTGTACCGGGTAACAGCGCCGACAACAATTGCCGCAAAACCATCTGCGCAAGATCCGAGTAGCCGTGGCCGAAACATAACAGAAGGAGCTAACCTTCTTCCGTCAGCACAAGATCCGCGTGGCCATGGCTTAAACATGGCGGTAGCCGCACCAAAAGTTTCTGGCGTACCGACAGGTGAGTTCTATGAAGGCCAAGGAGCACCTATCGCTGGCGCTGGGCCTGGAGCATATTTCTCTTCCAGCCTTGCCGCTAAAACTCCTGCTGCAGTAGCGGACTTTGCAACTAAGTTTGTCGAATCATATCCTGCTGCCGCAGAAGCGTACAAACTGTCGGGTGAAAGTTTGCTAACTCGTGCAGGGCAAATATTTATGCCCGGTGCCGCAACGCCAGAACTGGCAATGGCACCAGAGGGAACGGCAGAGTATTTGGCGAAAGCGCCAGAGGCAGCGGCACAGCGACAAGCGGAGTTGTCTAAAGAACGTCAGGACCTGTTGCGTTCATTACCAGAAACGCAAAGAAATTTTGTAGTTGGTGTTGAGTCAGCGCTTTTAACTACGACTGGCGCAGCGCTTGGTTCTTTGGTGGGAATGCCAATGGCTGGCGCTATCGCTACCGGCGTGTCGCAAACTGCCAATCAAACGTGGCAAGAAGGCCTTGATAAAAATTTGCCACCGGAACAAAACGCCAAGCGCACGGCAACAATGTCGATGCTTGAGTTTGTTGGGGAGTTAGCTGGAGCACCTGCTCTTAAAACTATTCTTAAAGGTTTGCCTGTCACGGCATCAGCAGATGAGTTAATTGCTGCTGCTAAAAAATTTCTCCCCGCCGCTTTTGGGGAGGCTGTAACTGAAGCCGGGACTGCTGTATCTCAAGAAGTTGCTGATAGATTTGAAAAACTTGGCGGCATTAAAGTTGGGCAAGAACTTGACGTTCTTGATACCGTTAAAGATTCATTAGTCACTACTGCTGGCGCACTAATTACTACTGGCGGTCTTGGTTCTGCTGTAAGAGGAGTCCGTGATTTAGGTAGTGCAGCACAAGATGCGTATCAAGCGTATCAAAACCGCCCAGAGATTACACCTGTTGAGTTCTTAGGCTCAACTCCGCAAACGCAGATTGTTCCAACAGAAGGTCTTCCTCAGCAGCTAACGTACTCCCCCCCTGCGCCGCCATCTGGTCCGTTGGAATTAACGGGGCCAGCACCTGCTGTTCCAGTGCCGGAGCCCGTGGGAACTGAATCTCAGCTTGGCTTTGAGGAAGGCGTCAGGCCGACCGCGCAGCAACAGTTGGAAGAAGCGTTGTCTGGAAGGTATGAGCCACCTGCTCCGCCTGCTCCTGCTCCCTCCGTCCCGTCCGACACCTCCGGCATCACGCCTGAGATGGTGGCGTTCATTGATGAAGACGGCAATATTGTCACGTATGGTGACTTGGGTTTTGCTGCGCCTGTCCCGTCAGCGACTGCACCGTCTGCTCCTGTTGCGCAAAGAGAAACAAGCACAGTATCAGAAGCTCCACAGACCTTAGAACAAGAAGCGCAGCTTGACGCTCTACGAGATCTGTTTAACCAGATCCAACAGCAAGAACAGGCGTATCCGCTTGATGTGGTGAGCGCACCCGCCGTCACAACCGCCGCGCCTGCTCCATCTGAAGTTATTGACATTGCGCCTTCGCAGACTGCACTTGCCACCGCTCCTGCTACGCAACAAGATCTTCAGACAATTCTGAACCAAGCTGTTTACGGCGGTACAGGAGAACAAGAGCCCGCTACGACAACCCCAGATTTGTCCACGCCGGTAGCTGTTGATCCTGCAACTGGTGAAACATTGACGCTTGGTGACGTACTCCCAGCGGACACTACACAGGCTCCATCACAGGCAGATCTAAGCACGCCTATTGGTGTTGATCCGGTCACAAATGAAACACTGACGTTAGGAGATGTGCTGTCTGCTGCGCCGAGCCCTGCGCCAGCGGTAGACCTAACCACACCGGTAGCAACTAGCCCGGTAACAGGCGAGACGTTGACTCTTGCAGATGTGACTCCTGCGGCACCTGCACCGGTTGAGACTAAGACCAAAACCGAGGCACCTGCGCCATCACTTGATCTGACCACGCCGGTAGCAGTAGACCCGACAACTGGCGAAACGTTGACGCTTGCGGATGTAACGCCCGCTGCTCCAGCCCCTGTCCCGGCAATCACTGAGGCTACTGCTCCAGTACCTAGTCCCGCTCCCGCTCCCGCTCCTGCGGAAGAAATAACTCAAGCACCCGCGCCCAGTCCAGCGCCCGCAGAAGAAACGACAGAGGCTCCTGCTCCGGCTCCCGCCGAAGAGGCTACCAAGACCGAAGCACCTAGCCCTGCGCCTGCTCCGGCAACCACTGAGGTATCTGCACCCGCTCCGGCTCCTGCTGAAGAAACTACCAAGACTGAAGCGCCCGCGCCTAGCCCTGCGCCTGCTCCGGCAGAGACAATTACTAAAACTGAAGCACCAGCGCCTGCGCCAGCAGAGGTAACCACTAAAACAGAAGCGCCTGCTCCGGCACCTGCTCCGGCAGAAACCACCACTAAGACAGAAGCCCCAGCGCCTGCTCCGGCCCCAGTACCCGCCGAGGTAACCACCAAGACTGAGGCACCTGCTCCCGCCCCTGCTGAAACCACCACGAAAACGGAAGCCCCTGCTCCCGCGCCTGCGCCCACTACGCAAGCGCCGACTCCCCCTGCGCCTCCGCCATCGACAACGACTACAACTACAGCAAAGCCGCCTGCTCCTACACCTGCACCTCCGGCTCCAACTCCAGCGCCGCCGCCTTCAACGGTTGTGACTGATGAAGAGCCGCCCGAAGAGCCGCCTGCTCCTCCTGCCCCTACACCATCAGCGCCTACTCCACCGCCAGCCCCTACTCCTGCGCCACCAGCACCAACACCGCTACCTCCTGAGGTAGAAGAACCTCCGGCAACGGAAGAAGAGTTGCGGCAAATTGTGACTGGCACTCCGCCACCTCCGCCACCACCGCCACCGCCACCGCCACCACCGCCACCGCCACCGCCAGCGGTTAAACCACCCCCGCCCAAGCCGCCAGTTAAACCTCCTGCCCCTAGCCCTTCGCCTGCTACTGCGGCACAATTGGCTCAAGTACCGGGGATGACACCAGAGTTGGCAAAGTTTATTCAAGAACTGATGCAAACAGAAGAAGCAGATCTGCTTGCAATGACCACGGCGCTTAAAGAAGAGCGCGAAGAGAAGCGCCAAGGCGCTCGTGAAAAACTGAAGTCTAGAAAGGCTTGATCATGTCTGATGAACTTGACCGTCTTGATGGTGGAGTTACTGGCCCAGCATCAATGACTGGTACTCAGTACCAAGATTACATGAACGCTGTGAACGCTGGTGGCGATCTTGCAGGCATCACCAGCCTTTTGGCCCCGTTCAAAGGCATCTTCGACCGGCTGAAGTCGGGCAATACTACTGCCAACGATATCAACGCTGCGCTCGGTGTGCTTGGGCTCATCATGCCTAGCCTGAACAGGCCACAGACCAAAGGGTGGAAAGGCTCCATCGACCTTACCAAGCAGTACAACCGCACGCCGATTGCCCAGCCTGCGTACACACCGTATGCACAGAGCGCTTCTCCGGTGATGGGACGGCAGTTCTTCAACACCACGTATGGTGCTGCGCCTGTTGCTCCTCCTGCTGCAGCCGAACCTTCAATTCCGGCTCCGGCCCCTGTGGAGCAAGCTGCTGCACCTACGTACAGCGCTGCGTCTGCCCCCTCTGCTGCCCCTGCTGCCGCGCCGATTGCTGCTCCCGTAGCTGCTCCAACTCCTGCACCCGTAGCCGCGCCTGTTGCCTCTCCAGCCCCCGCTGCGCGAGCAGGTATTGCATCACTTAGTAGTTCCAACACAGCGGCTCCTGCTGTTAGGGTTGCAGCCCCCGCCCCCGCACCAAACATTAGCAAATATAGCGCGTGGGATACGTACATCAACAATCCCAACTTTGCAGCCTTTAACACCCCAGGCAAAGAACAATGGAACACAGCACTGTCAAACGCTTATGCTTCTCCGGGGTCGAATCTGTGGGGCGTACAAAATTTGTCTGCACCGGAAGTTGCGCAGTATCTTAGGTCAAAGAATCTTTTGACGGATCAAGAGATTGCCGCAGTGCATCAACAGTTTCAACCCCGACCTGCTCCTGGGTTGTCTTACGATAGGAATTCGGAAGGATGGGGTGAGTACTTCACGCCAGAAGGGCAGTTCAGACGCTTTACATCGACAGGCACGCCTATTTCTCCGATGACTTATCCTGTCGGCACGCCTGCTAGTCTCGGTACACCAGGGGCGATGATCAATCCCTACAATATTGCAGCAAGCAATCTAGGGTTTATGCCTGATTCCCCAGCATACAGGCAAGAGTTGAGAAATAAAACATTTGCCGAAGGTGGGGTAGCAAGTTTTGCCCGTGGTGGGATTGTGGGGCTTCGCAGGTTTGCCGCTGGTGGCGCAACAAGTAATGCAATTAACGTACAAACTTTTGGGTTTGGTGGAGATCAGCCCGTAGACGTCAAGTCACTTAACGACCTGCTGAGCAAGTCAACGGGGCAAAGCCTGTACTTTCCAGCAGGAACTTACACGTTGAGCAGCACGCTCAACATACCATCTAACATCACATTGATGGGCGAGAAGGGAACTGTATTTCAGCCTTCGCAAGATTTTTCTCCTACAGGAATTCTTGTACAAAACGTTGGATTTCCTGCGCAAGACACAAACATCACCATTACCGGCATAACGTTTGATGGCGCAAATGTTGCAAGAGCAGGCGCTTCTGAAGGCGGGATGCCTTTAGTAGCGTTTAGCTTCAAAGATTCTCAGTTCCTGAACAGCACAGTTCAAAACACGCCGTTTATGGGCCTAGGTATTGGGGGCTCACAAAACGTAACGGTTGAGGGATGCACGTTTACTGGGTGCGGCAATCCAAATCAGTCAGAAGAAGGTGGCCCCGCGCTATTTGTTGCGTCGTTTGGCGGAAGAGACAGTACTGACATCAACGTTGTTGGGAACAACTTTACCGGCAACAACTGGTCTGCCGCTTACTTCATGCCACAGGGTGGGCAGTTCTCAAACAACACTTGCACGAACAACGGCGAGTCAGCCTTGTTCATGAATAACACTGGCAAGAACATCACGATTGCCAACAACGTCATTGACGGTACGACCCGATCCAACATTTCTGGTAGCGGGCTGGAGCTTGGTGGACAGGACCTGAAGGTTTACGGCAACAAGATCTCCAACTGCGCATCTGATGGCATCTCTCTGACGGATGTGTCTAACTCCGAGATCCGTGACAACACGATCTTCAACAACGGACAAGGGTCTGGAGAGTATGAGGGGTTTGCCAATGCCTCTGGTATCGGCGTTCATACAACGGCGAACGTCTCAAACAATGTAATTCAAGGCAACACAATATACGACGACCAGCAAACACCTACACAACAATACGCAATTGGTGGCTGGGCAACTAACAATTCTGGTTTCCAAAATAGCCAAATCAGTGACAACAGTGTTTACGGTAACGCAAAAGGGGCTGTTTTAGAGTTGACGCCTATCTTTGGCAACAGCGTTGCGGAAGCACAAAAAACTCAGTCTTCTGCATCTCCAAACTTGTTATCCCAATTTACGCCTCAGCAACAACCGCAACAACCGCAACAACCTGCCGCGCTCACTGGGCTTGCTGGGTCGCTTCCTTCCGGCTGGTCGGGCTACGATGCCGGCCAAAAGATTGATTGGTACAACCAAAACCAAGTGACGCCTGATCAGTTGCTTGGTGCCGGTGCTGGGGTCACACAAGGCGACATTGACTGGATGAAGGGGCAGGGCTATTTGGGTTCTTACGGGCAACAAAATCCAGTGTTGACAGCAACTTCGCATTCAGAGTATCTGCAATCGTTGATTGATCCTCGACGCACAATCCAAGAAGATACATCTGAAACGCCGTCTGTTGGTTCCCCGGTAGCTGCAGCGCCGTCTGTTGGTTTCCCTGTTACACAAACGGGGATCGCACAAGCGCTGCCTCAACTTCCCATGCCGCAGCCGATGCCACAACCCACACCAGAGCCCCCGCGTTTTCCGATGCCGGAGTTTTCGTTTGAACAAGACGAGCAAGTCATGGCAGCGCAAGGCGGAATAATGGGTTACGCCCGTGGCGGCAGAGCTATGCCTCCGCGCTATCTGCGTGGCGAAACCGATGGCATGCAGGACAGAATCCCGAGTAACATCGACGGTGTGCAACCTGCCAAGCTCAGCCACGGTGAGTTCGTGATCCCTGCAGATGTGGTCTCCCATCTTGGGAACGGCAATTCTGACGCTGGAGCCAAGGTCTTGTACAAGATGATGGACCGTGTGCGCCATGCCAGGACCGGCAACAAGAAGCAAGGACGTCAGATCAACCCGGAAAAGTTTACACCGGGCGGCATCGCTGGCTATGCTGGTGGTGGAGCAGTTGCGTTCCAGACTGGCGGGGTTACCGGATCTGTCAATCCTCAACAAGCAATCAGTAACGAGCAGAACATCTCCGAGTGGGCAGGTCCGTATGTAGGAGACATGCTCAGCAAAACTGCTGCGCTGACCAATACTCCATATCAAGCCTACCAAGGTCCGATGGTTGCGGGCACGGCTCCGCTTCAGAGCAAGGTCTTTTCCGGCCTAGAGAGCTTGAACTTCCCTGGACAACTGGGGCAGTCGTTCACAGCACAGGGTGCGTATCAACTTCCCAGCATGACGCCGGGGGGCATGACGGGGCAGGCAACGGGACCGACCGGCATTGCATCTCAGTACATGAATCCGTACCTGAATGCAGTGTTGACGCCTCAGTTAGATGAACTTCGTCGGCAATCCCAAATCACGCAGATGGGAACGGCAGGCAAGCTGGCTCAGGCGGGTGCGTTTGGCGGTTCTCGTCAGGCCATCATGGATGCCGAGACGCAGAGGAACTTGCTGCAAGAGCAGAACAAGGCTATCGGTACTGGCTATGCCAACGCCTACGACCGGGCAATGGGGCAGTTCAATATCGAGCAAGGCCAAGCCAAGACCCTTGCGGACATGATGGCAGGTGCTGGTACTCAGCAGCGTGGCATTGAGCAAGAAGGCATCACTGCCCTGCAGAAGCAGTACGAGACTGAGCTACTTGATCCGTACACCAAGCTGCGGTTCCAGAAAGAAATGCTCCAGGGTCTGCCTGTTGCAACTGCTTCTACCACCGCTAATCAAAGTCAGTTGGGTGAAACCACGCAAGGTTTTAAGACATTGCGGGATGCTCTAAAAGACTTGGGATTGGGTTAAGGAATTACCATGTACGCACAACAATCCTCCATTGATCCATCCCTTGCCGCGCTGCTGCAAACGGCGCAGATGGTTACCCCTGATCAGACGCCTACGGTAGCTGCCCAGGTGGCTCAAGCTGCAGCACAAAAAATGCAGCCTCAAGGGATTGCGCAAGGAATGCCACAGGCGCGGCAAGACTTCCAAGCCGCGATGCCATCCATGATGCGCAACATGCAGCAGGCTCAGATGCAGCAGATGGTTCAACAAGCCATGCAGCCCAAGCCTGCCGGGATTGAGGGGTTGCCTTCAAACATTCGCATGGCAGAAGGTGGAGTTGTTGGGTTTGCAGGTGACGGCGAATTTGGTTCGTCTGTGCCAAACATGGAAGCTATCGCACTGGATGAGTTGCAATCTGCCGAATTTCAACGCAAACGTCAAGAAGAATACCAGCGGCAAAAAGCTGCAAACGAAGCGTATCGTGCAAACATCGCTCGTCAAAAACAAGAAGACCAGCAGCGTGCGCAATTAGAATTTTTGGAACAGTCTGCGCCCCAAGTGGCTACTGCTGTACGCCAACAGCAAACAAAAGTACCACAATACACAGAATACACAGACGCAAATCGCGGACGTTTAGATGTCCCTGCAGGGCCTGTAGTAGCCGCCCCAGCACCTCGACCCCCTGCGCAACGCCCACCAGCACCGGCACCAGCAGCGCCTACAGGCGTAGCAGCATTGGCCCAACCAAAAATGGATCTATCGCGCTACGAGAAAGCAGGCGCAGAAGATCGTGCGGCTATAGAAAAAATTATTGCTGCTCAAGAAGCCATTGCGCAAAAAAAAGCTGCATACATGGCCGGGCGTCCTAAGTTTGAGCAAGAAGGTATTGCGGCTCTTACAAAGGCTAACCAAGCCCGTGAAGAATTGCTTTCCAAAGAGAGAGCAGACGATGCTTATAACCGACAACAAGCATTGCTTGATCAAATTGGCAGGCGCAATATTAATGCGTATTCCCAAGAACAAGGTCGTCAGCGGCAACGTGATCTTGCTGCGGCAGAGGCACAGCGCCTTTACGAACAGGCAGTGATCAAGCAACGAGAAGCTGAGTTCCTGCAAGGAGCAGGCAGATTTGAAGAAGCTAAGAAGGCTTTGGACGACAAGGAAAAGATCCTGTCGGCAATGCAGACGCGCATCAATCAATCGCGTACAACGGAAGCCGGCATTGCTGAGAGGCAGTTTACAGGTGATGTACAGATGTTTGAAGGTGCTCAGAACCGCGATGCAGAGAGAAAACTGGAAGAGTACCGTCGTCAAACCCAGTTGATGCGCCCCAAAGAGCAGGACATGGTTTCCCGTCTTGAGGCACTAAAACTTATTGAACTTACTGGCGGCAAGCCTGAGACTGCTACGCCCGCACAAAAAGTTCAGGCTCTTGAATCCGCTATTCGGGGTTCGCGTGGTACAAATGTAGAAGACAGAGCAGAGTTTAATAACTTGAGCCGTCAAGCAACCATTCTTCAAAATGAACTCAAGATGTACCTTGACGCCGCAGATCCTCGACAAGCCAAGTCGCCAAGAGTTGCAGAAATTCAACGTGAGTTGAACAACATTAGACTGCAACTTGGTGGTGGCGCTCCTACTGCGGCACCCACCGGAAACGCAATCGATCCCCTTGGAATCAGGAAGTAAGCATGAACATCGCACAGGTCCGCGCTCAATACCCGCAATATCAGGATCTGAGTGACAAGCAACTTGCAGATGCGTTGCATGCAAAGTTCTACTCTGACATCCCAATACAGGACTATTACGGGCGCATTGGTTTAGCGCCCACCACCGGGGCGTTTGCTGCCGGTGTCAAATCTTATCTGCCTCAAGTCCAAGAGACATTTGGTGGACTGAAAACGCTGCTCGGCGTGGGTGCTGAGCGCCTTCTTGGTGAAGGGCAAATTTCACGCGGTTTGATTGAGAGCGGCGCTGCTTCCATGAAGGAGGCAGAGGCTAAGCGTCAGCCGTTCATGACCGCTGAGCGTGGATCGTTTACTGATGCTTTGAACAAAGGCGTTGGCGCGGTACTGACCGAGTGGCTTCCCTATCAAGCAGGCTCAGGTGCCGCGCAACTTGTGGAAGCGTTGGCGCTTGTTGGTGCTGGCGGTTTAGCAGGAACAATGACTGCTCCGGGGCCGGGTACTTTGGCTGGTGCAGGTACTGGCCTTGTGGCTAGAGAACTTGCCA